ATTACAAATTTAGAGAAGCTACATTAGATGAAAAAGAATATTGCTATTGGGTTTTTGATAAAACAGGCAATACGGGTGCTGATTTATTAGGCTTAGATATTTTTATTGAATTTAAAAAAAATAAATAATAATATTAAATTTAATTAATTACCTTTACAAAAATAATTTACTATGCCAAAAAAAATACATAACGAACGAAACGCAGGGCGGAAACCGATGTACAGTGAACCATCAACTAAGACTAAGAGTTACACTATTCCTGCAAGTAAAGTTCAAGATTTTGATGAATATGCGAGAAAAAAAATTAAAGAGTATTTAAACAATCAAAAAAAGTAATTATGCAACTATTTGAAAACGATTGGGGTATTGATAATAGTCCCCATGATAATACAGAAATCACAACTACAATTTTATATTTTAGTAAAGAAGAATTGGCGCAATTCAAAAGACTTTGCAAAATTGGTATTAAAATTGAATTTGGCGAAGAATTTCAACAAAAGGGTAATCTATCAGATTTTTTACTTAAAATACTAAACGAAAAATATGCAAACTTATAAACTCAAAAACCAAATGCCAAAAATGGCAGATAACTTGAAAGGTAAATTTCTTGATGAAAATTCCTATGACTTATTGATTACCGATGACTGCGATGGTTATGATTTACACGGCAACTTATTATTTCGTTATCGTAAAAATGTAATCCCATTTGAACTTTTAAAATCAGGTTACGAAGCCTTTAAAGATTCAATAACTTTAACCGATGGTCGTGGTATTGCATCGGGGAGTTCACATAAGAGAATAAGAAAAGATGGGAGTGTATCAAACATAACTATCGGCAATAAGGTTTATTCGGGTAATGTCGGTTATATGGATGCAGGTGCAATGGTTCATTATTGTAGAAAGACGGCATTTGCAAAAGATTACTTTGATAAGTTTACAAGCGGAATTCCTTTTGTTGAATTTATTGACAAAAAATACGAAGAACTTTGTCCCGAACATTATCGCAAACAATTGGCAATAGCAAAAGGTACAAATATGAATTATCGCATTGGAGATACATCTTTTACAACCGTTACGGTAAATAGAAATTTTCAAACAGCGGTGCATAAAGATGCAGGTGATTTCCCCGAAGGCTTTGGTAACTTGATTGTATATCGTGAAGGTGATTACAAAGGGTCTTACTTTTGCCTTCCCGAATATCGTGTGGCTATTGATATGCAAAATTGCGATATATTATTCGCAGATGTTCATAGATGGCACGGAAATACTCCATTTGTAGATTGTAGCGAAGATTATAAACGAATCGCATTTGTGATGTATTATCGAGAATATATGTACAAATGCAAACAACCTAAAGAAGAACTTCAAAAAATTAAACAAGACAAAACGGGTTTCTTAACCTTATAAAAATATGGAATACATAATAAGCTGCATAAGTCATAATAGACATGAAAACATAAAAAATTTCCTTGATAAAGTAGGAACAAATGATGTTATTTTCTTTGTTAAAGACCAAAATGATAAAGACTTATATTTACAAAATGGCGCAACAAATGTAATCGCTTCGGGTTCGTTGATGCAAAGTAGGAATGCAAGTTTGGAATATTGTTTTAATCAAAATAAGATTTGCATTCAATTAAGCGATGACATTGAGAATATTATGGTCAATGATTACACTGGCAAAAGGACTCATGAATATGTAAATGTTAAAAAAGTAATTGAAGACATAATGCCTAATTTCTTGCAAAGTGAATATAAATTTGCAGGATTCCCGCCAACAAATAATCCTTTTTTTGCAACAAATGAACACGAATTTAATAAATTTATAGTGGGTGATTTTATTTTAATCAAACCAACGCCACTAAGATTTGATATGGAGTTAAGGCTGAAAGAAGATTACGATTTTACATTACAAAATTTGAAACATTACGGAGGCTGCATACGTTATGGAAAATACCTTTGTAGTTTTAAACATTATAGTAATAAAGGGGGTGCGGTTGATTATAGGACATCCGATTTAGAGCAAAAGACTATCAAATATCTTATAAATAAATGGGGCGAATGTATAAAGTTGAACACTAAGCGAATTAATGAAATTTTGATTAACAAAAAAAGTTTAGAGATTATCAACTCAAAACAATCAAGCCTATTTTAATTATGATAAACACAATTATAGAACATTATGGTAATGAAGAATTTCTAACCGCCAACGGATTTGATGAAGCAATTATTGGTATTGATGAAACACAAATGCGGCTAATATATTCTGTTAAAAAGTGTATCGAAATACTTATGACAGATATGTCACAAGAAGATGCTATTGAATATATGGATTACAATGTAATAAGTGCTTATGTTGGAGATAAGACTCCAATATGGTGCAATGATAATTTTTAATAACGAGTAAAATATACGACACATTATGAAGAACATACACCAAATAAATGACAATATCTACATCGCTAATGATGAAGAAATTAAAGAAGGAGATTACTTTTGGAAACCTGATTGTAATATGATTTTCAAGGCAGAATACACACCACATAAAGGTTGTCAAAAAATCATCCTAACAACAGACCAAGACTTAATTGCTGATGGTGTACAAGAAATTGATGATGAGTTCTTAGAATGGTTTGTAAAGAATCCAAGTTGTGAAGAACTTAAAGTTGAAAAGGATGAATTTTATTCTCACAAAGCATTTATTGAAGGTAAGAATGCTATAACTTACGATTACAAAATCATCATTCCAAAAGATGAAGCTAAACAAAGAGCTAAAAACTATATGTCATTGAAAGGTGCGTTAGAAACTAATCAGATTAAGTGTTATTGTGGTCATACAACAATGTGTGATTGTAGTCCATTAGAAGAACCTACACAAGAAACACTTGAAGAAGTAAAAGATTTGGATTTTTGGAAAAATAATGCAGAAGAAGATTATTTAAAAGTTCCACTTAGTGTGTTAAGATATATATCTGAACTTGAAAGGCAACAAGAAAGAAGTTATAGTGAGCAAGAATTTTTATGTTTTTCTGAATGGGTTTCATCTGAAGATTGGGTTTATTTACCAAGTAAAGGTTATTGGGTAAATGAAGAACAAGAAGAATTAGAACAAAAATTTACAACGAAACAATTGTTTGAACAATTTAAAAAGAAATAAAATGAGTAAAAAACAGACCGCAATAGACTGGCTAATACAAGCATTGGAATCAGACATTGAAGTTGATGAATCAAATATGGTTACTATTAAGATGCACGAACACGATTATATGAAATCTAAGCAAATAGCGTTAGAGATGGAGAAAAAGCAGATAATTGATGCTTGTATTTATGGACCTTTTGAAGATTTAGCAGAAGATTTCTACAACAAAACATACAAATAATGGACACACTCTGCAAGGGCAACAACTGCCCAATGAAAGAACAATGTAAGAGATATACATCAACACCTGAACCAATGTACCAATCTTACTTCACGGAATCGCCAATTAAAGATGGTAAATGTGATATGTTTTGGGGAGATGTCGCTGATGAGATTATGGAACAGTTAAAAACAATAATGCGAGTTGAGTAGAGATAAACAAATGCGCCTACACATCAACACAACAAAGCGAAGACTAAGTGTGTCAGCGTCTTGATGGTGTAGTAATTCGATGAAGTTAGCGGTTTTAACACTTTCCTACTAACGGAGAAAAAGCGCAATTGTTTATTACTTATGGTATTACATTACATTAGTTATGTTATTGGGTATCGATATTTCTGTTGTAACTTTGCATTACTTAGTAAAATTCTATTATAGAACAAAATACAATAATTTATATATATGCCATTTGTAAAAGGTCAACCAAAATCAGGAGGAAGAACTGCGGGTGTAAAAAACGAAAGAACTCTACAATGGGAAGCACTTGGTGAATCTATTGTGACTACTCATACCAATAGGTTCAATTCAATTCTTGAAAGTAGTAACGATAAAGAATTTAGTGATAGATTCCTCCAAGTTCTTGAATATTTTAAACCTAAATTAAATAGAACGACATTGGAAGGTGGTGATAAGCCTGTTGATGTACAAGTATTCATGATAGGTGACCAAGAGATTACATTATAATGCCTACCGAAGTCTTATTTAATCCCTTTCCTAAACAAATTGAGTTTTTATCTTCTATTTTTAGTAAGAAATATAACTTTATTTTGTATGGGGGTGCTATTCGTGGAGGTAAGACATTCGCAGGATTAGGCGCATTGCTATTACTTGCAAAGATGTATCCCAATAGTAAATGGGTGGTAGTGCGTGATACCTTGCAAACTTTGAAACGAACTACGATACCATCATTCGGCAAGATATGTCCAACATCGTTCATCAAGACTTATAATCAAGATACGCAGACGGTTACTTTTACCAATGGAAGTCAATTATTATTTTTTGGTGAAAACTATGCCGATGACAAAGAACTAAACAGATTCAAAGGATTAGAATGTAATGGATTCCTTCTTGAGGAGATGAATGAGATGCAAGAGTTGACATTTAATAAGTGCATTGAACGTGCTGGAAGTCATATCATACCAAAGCAACCGCCACCATTGATACTTGGCACTTGCAATCCTGCAAATAATTGGGTGAAAGATAAAGTTTACAATCGGTGGAAGTCTAACGATATGCCTGATAATTGGCTCTATATTCCTTCAAAGATTACCGATAACCCATACATACCGCAAGACTACTTAGAGAGCCTTAAATCAATGCCAAAATATCAATACGAGGTATTCGTAGAAGGTAATTGGGATATTCAACTCAAAGTGGGTGGTGAGTTTTATAAATGTTTTGAGTTAGAGAAGCACGTTGGTGCTTGTAGTTACGATCCGTCATTACCTTTACACATCAGTTTTGATGAGAATGTGAATCCATATCTACCTATTGGCATCTTCCAAATTGAACGTAAGAACATTAAACAGATAGCAGAGATAGCAGGGGTCAATCCAAACAACACTATCAAAGCGGTATGTTCGGAGTTTAAACGTAAGTATCACGGACATACTTCGGGTTTATTCGTATATGGTGATGCAACTTCACAAAAAGCGGATGTAAAGTTGGAAAAAGGACATAACTTCTTTCGCTTAATTATGGATGAACTTAAAGAATATCGTCCTCAACTAAGGGTAGCAAAGTCAAATCCATCGGTGGCAATGCGTGGAAACTTCTTTAACCAAGTGCTTGATAGTGGATATGATGGTATTACCTTTAAGATTGATGATTCATGTAAGAGGTCAATAAATGACTTCATATTGACTAAAGAAGCTGCCGATGGTACTAAAAACAAAGAAATGGAAACCGATTGGCAAACTAAAGTAAGATACCAAAAGACTGGGCACTTTACCGACTTGACCGATTACTTGTTGTGTTATGCCTTTGGAGAATCCTTTAGTAAGTATCAACGTGGGGATATTGGTCAAGTTATAAAAGTTGGTAAAACTTTTAGTAAACACATATTTTAATGATGTAACATAGTTATAATCTTTTTAAGTGCGTTACTTTTTGTACATTTGCACCAAAGTTCAATCAATGGGTTACCTTGTTATTACCGATTATAAGAAAATAATTCAAACAGATAATTTGAATCAAATTCTTGGTTCGGACTATTCGTTACTTACATCCATTGAATCAATGGCGGAAAGTGAACTTAAAAGTTACTTGGTTCAGAAATATGATACCTCAAAGGAGTTCGTACCTTTTCAAATATACAACAGCGCTGTATTTTACTTAGGATATGAGAGATTATACTTAGATGCAGCTGCATTTAATGTAAGTGCAAGTTATATTCCTAATGAACTCGTATTGTATAATGGAAATATATATGCCGCACTTACAAATGTGTCTCCTGGAATATGGGACATTACCGATTGGCTATATGTTGGTTCGCAATACACATTATACTATGTAGATCCATCGGCTGATGTGTTTGATTATTATAAGTCATATGCCGTAGGTGACCATGTTTGGTTCAATGGCAAGACTTATACTTGCGTTATTGCAAATAGCGGTAATACTCCCGATGTGAATGCATATTATTGGGGTATTGGTAATGCAATATTGATTCCATCTGTAGATTTATTGTTTGATGGTAATGCTTTTGTAAAAGGTGACAACCGCAATCAACAAATGGTTACTTACATGACCGATGTTGCACTTTACCATTTACATTCACGCATTGCACCTCGTAACATTCCCGACCTTAGAGTTAAGCGTTACGATGATGCTATTGCTTGGCTAAAACAATGTGCAAAAGGTGACGATATAACCGCCAATTTACCAAAAATACAACCAACACAAGGAATGCGGAATAGATATGGTTCGGTTCTTCCAAAACAAAACAATAATTTCTAATGAGTTTACTATCACGAATTAAAAATGCCGTTGCGCCTATAAAAATAAAGGAAGCACCTTCAACTCGTTTGGTAAAGTTGCAGTTGCAACGTATAAGGCAAGATGCGGAAACTCGTAGAAAGGCGATATTTGAAGCAGAGATGTCTTATTTTCCGTTTCGTGTTAAGATGCAGCAAATGTATTTGAACACGAAAGAAAATGCACATATTAAGGCTTGTATTGAACGTAGAAAGGATTTGACAATACTTCGTAAATGGGAATTCAAGAATGCTTCAGGAGAAATAGACCAAAAAGTCACAGATATGTTTTGTACAACTATAAATGGCAAGACACAACTCAAGACGTGGTTTCAAAGTTACCTTTCATATTGCCTTGATGCAATATTCTTTGGATATACGTTAATTAACTTAAACGATATAGTTGATAATGAGTTTCCAAAAATAGAAGTTATAAAAAGGTGGAATGTTAGTCCCGATAGATATGAATTGACTTCATTTCCTTACATGATGTATGGCATCAATTTCGTGGATGATGAAAGCTATAAAGATTGGTTAGTTTATGTATCAACTCCAAACGATACAGGTATCTCTCCTTGCGGTTATGGATTGTTTTACGAACTATCACCTTACGAAATATTTCTTCGCAATTTATTAGGCTTTAACGGTGATTTTATTGAGTTATTTGCACAACCATTCCGCATTGGAAAAACAAATAAAACAGACGAAAGTGAACGTGCGGCATTTGAGAATTCTGTTCGTGATGTAGGGAGTTCGGGATATGCTATATTGGATGAGTTTGGTGAATCAATTGAGTTCCTTGAATCCTCATTAGGTAGTAGTGGTTATCAAGGGTACGATAATTTTGAAAAGCGATTAGAAGACAAGGTATCTCAATTGATACTTGGTCACGCTGATGCTATGAAGTCAATTCCAGGGAAGTTGGGCAATAGTGGTGAAGAATCACCTGCACAACAGGCTTTGGAAGACAAGGCTACTAAAGATGCGGTATTCATTTTGCCTTTGGTCAACAAAGAATTATTCAATAGAATGAGAGCCTTAGGGTTCAACATTCCCGAAGGAACTGTTGCTTGTATGCAAAACGATAATGAAGAAGTTGAAAACGCACATAGTGTGTCAGATCTTGCCATTAAGATTAAACAAGCCGGATTACAAATGGATGGAAATTACTTCACCGAAAAGACGGGAATACCATTAGCCGAAATTCAAGCACCTACTCAACCAATAGGTGTAGCAAAAAACATTACCAATAAGTTAGTTGAAATATACGGATAAACAAATAGAAGCAATGATTAGTGGCATTGAAGATGGCACTATTACTCCTCGTGATTTACCTGTTGGTTATTACAAGGCAGTGACTGACTATCTTAAAAGTGCCGTTATGAAAGGGTTCGGTGAAAAACCACAAGGTTACACCGAAAGAGATGCCGTTTTGCTTGAAGAATTATTGACTAATGTGTATACTTTTGGTGCAGCTAAAAGTTTTCAACAAACACAAGCTATATCATCACTATTAGTAGATGAAGATGGTAATAGAAGAAGTAGTCGTGAATTCAATAGTGTTGCACGTTCATTATATGATAAATGGAATGATGATTGGGGTAAAACAGAATACACAACGGCAATTGGGCAGGCTGATATGGCAGCAAAATGGTCTTACATAGAATCCACAAAGGATGTTATCCCGAATTTAAAATACTCGGCAGTAATTGACCCTAATACGTCTGAAATTTGCCTTCCGCTAAATGGAATAGTAGCACCTATTGATGATGCAATATGGGATTCAATTACACCATTGAATCATTTTAATTGTCGATGCACTTTAATTCAAGTAGATGATGCCATTACTCAAGGAAACGAAGCAAAGGCAAAACAAGTTGAACAAGAAATGCAACCCTTGTTTATAAATAATTCGGGCAAAACTGGTTCTATATTTCCAAAAGACCATCCTTACTATGAAGTAGCTAAAGAATATAGAGCATTCGCAAAACAAAACTTTGGACTCCCTTTGCCTGATATTAAAATTCCTATTGCCGAAAAGATGTATAGCAAAACAAATATCACAGTTGAGGGAAAAGAAATAAGTTTAAAAGAACAACATAAAGCATTAAATTTAGCAGGAATTCCACATAATTACGAAGGAAGAGTAAATATAATACAATATCAAACTGGATATGAAATAAAAGTATATGATAATTCTTTTAAGATGATTAGAATTATTGATACTAAGAACAAAGAAATAACGAATGAGTACTTTTTAATTAAAGACGAAAGTAAATATAAAGGTCAAGGTGCTAATATTTTTAACCAACAAGTGCAATTCGCATCAAAAGAAGGATACTCAACAATTTTTACAAGTGCAGCAAGGGGAGATAGGTATAATGGATATTACACTTGGGCAAGATTAGGGTATGATACTAATTCCAACTATGATTTAAAAAAAATTGGGGTGTTAATTGAAGATTTTAATACTACAAACAAAACTGACGTTAAAACATTTAGAGAACTATTATCAACAAAAACAGGACAAGAATTTTGGAAAAAAGAAGGCTTTTCATTTGAAGGCACATTTGATTTATCTGAAAATTCTAAATCAATGATAACACTTAAAAACTATATAGATGGAAGGGGAAAAAAGTAAAGTACAACAAGAACTTGACAATTATCGTAAAGATGGTATTGCTTATCTAAGTGACGAAGATACCAATATTGATTTTTCAAAAGTAGATGCACCAATTAAAACAACAACACCAAATGAGTAGAAATTTAGCGTTAGATATGGTTGGGGGAGCGGTTAGCCACTATACTAAACATGAAAGACCGATTGATAAAATTGAACTTTCACCTCGTTATTGGGATATGTGGAAAGCTGGAATAGTTAAATTGAAACCCGAATTTGAACCTGATTTAAACGAATTCAATGAGATGCAATTCTCAATGAAAATAGGAAAAAATCAATTTTACTTTACGGTCAAAAAAGGTTCGTTTTTAATGACTAAAACAATGGAAGTAATTTTAAAACAAAAAATACTTGCATAATGTCGAACTTGTTTAATTTTCAACAAATTCAATCACGATTAGTTCAAACTAAACGAGCATTACCTATTAAACTCGCGAATCAGGCTGAGAGGCATTTCACCGAAGCATTTGATAAAGGTGGTTTGGATGAATTTAAATGGAAAGAGGTAAATCGTAGAATTCAAGGCGAAGGTGCGTATAAATACCCAAAGAAAAAGGGGTTATCAAGACGAACTAAGCCGATATTAGTAATGACTGGCGAATTACGAAGAAAAGTATCACGTTCAATTATATCAAATACTTGGTCATCAATACTTTTACAAGTTCGCGACCTTGATTATGCGGCAAGACATAACGAAGGACTTAATGGTATGCCTGCTCGTCCGTTTATGAAACAAACTACAACTTTATCCAATATGCAAATAAAATTAATTGACGAACAAATGAAAGAAGTATGGGGTTAGTAAAAGAATTATTATTGGTATCAATCTTTAGTGTAATGATATGTATATCATTGTCAATACTAAAGTTAAAAACTGAGTGTAGACCATCGCGAGGATTCCAATTTGAAACAACAACTGATAAGAATTATACACCATATAAAAAGGGTCTAAAAATGTGGTGGAATAACGGAAAATTAAAAATAAAATTCAAATAACTAT